GATCATAAAGAATTAAAAGATAAATTAATTAAAAATAAATTAGAAATATCAGATGAATTATTAAAATCAGAAAAGTCTGTATCTTTATTTAATAATGGAGTTATAAAGAAATATTGGCCATTAATCAATAATTTTACTGAAATATATAATCCAGAACTTTTAAAAACGGAGAAAGATGAATACAAAAGATTAAAAAGTAATTATACAATTTTATCTGAAAGAATTGAGAAAATAGAAAAATATTACGATAAGAATAATGAAACATTTACAGATTGTAATTTTACTATCACAATAATGAAATTAATGAAAAAAAATTTAGTTGAAAATCAAATGAAATTAATTGACTTATTTTCAGATTTTACTTTATCAGAAGATCTCCCATTTATAAAAATTATGTTTGATTCACATGAAGATAATATGTATAAAATACATAAAAAATCATTATCTGTGAATGGTGGATTTATAACTAAAGATATGTGTAAAGCATGGACAGATGATTATAAAATTCAAGAATATTATGGTTTTAATTATATTTATTCTGGAAATTTAATAGAAATGAAATTACGATTCAATGATATGTATATATCATTAATCATAAAAAAAGATGGTAATGTTGAATGTTTAATTGATAATAATGATAATTTAATGAATGAAAAAGATATTATTGAATTAGTTGAACATTGTAATGATTTTATTGAAGAAAAGATAAATTCACAAAAAATATATTCATATACAAGAGAAAACTTACAATTATTTGATTTAGATTTCTTATCAAATCGTTTTTCTGAAACTAAATTAGATTTTATGAATTGTGGTATGTATTTCCCTATGGAAAAAAAATCACTTCAAGGATGGGGAAAACATTTTGATTTATTTTTTCAAAATTATTTGTCTTTCTTTAGACCTAGAGAACATAGTGAATATGAAGATGATCCTAAATTTAAAAGAATAAAATCTGTATTCCGTTCTATTAAATATACACGTGTTAATAATTACAAAAATATGAATGCGATTCAATCAATGATTTCATTGTTAAGTAATCCTGATAATAAACTTTACAAAGAAGATATATTAACAAGAATAATAGATGCATTTAATTTATCAGATGAACAAGCAAGATATGAATATGAACTATTTTTAGAACAATCACAACAAATATTAGATAAAAGAAGAAATGTTTATATTAAAGTACCTAATGAGGAAGGAATAACAATTAATATATATGAACCAACATCAAAAGATGATTTAAAATTAGAAAGAGTGGGTTTTGATGGATTGTTATTTGATATTAAAAATGTAAAAACTTTTACAGATTTTAAAAGATTATCACAGATGGTTTCTTCTATGATTGATATATTTTTGAAAAAAAAAGAATTATTTGATTTATTTTCAAAACAATTAAAACGTGAAATATCTTTTAAAACAACTGAAGAAGAATCATCTGAAAAGATAGATGAACCAACACAAAATGATGAATTAAATGAAGAAATAAAAAAATCATCTGAATCAGATTCTTTTGATTCTGATTCTTTGGATGAGTTTGATAGTGGATCATCTGAAGGATTAGACGGCGGTAAAGGGACGAACGGTGGTAAAGGGACGAACGGTGGTAAAGGGACGAACGGTGGTAAAGGGAAAAATGAACTTAAAATTAAAAGTTATTACAATGATCGTTTAAAAAAATATGATAAAGATTTATTTGTATTTGATAGTCTTTTAAAACAACCGAATGGTGTAAGTAAAGGATATACAAAATATTGTACAATGTCTCCTGCAAGAGGTCATCGTCAACCTATTGCTGTTACAACAAAGGAATTACAAAAAATAAAAGAAAATGATAAAAAAAATGGTAAATCAATCGCAAATAGTATTTCTGTTGAAGGTCGGTCGGATGATATACATTATATTTGTCCTAAATATTGGGATACAAAAACAAATCTAAGTTTAAATCCTGATTTAGTCGATGAATTTAAAGATAGAATTATACCAGAAGATGTGAAAAAAATAGATGCTGATTCAGATAAAAGTATTATTGAAAGAAGATATGGTATATGGGAAAATGATAATGATATAAATCATTATCGTATAGGTATAAGTTCTAAAAGTTTAGGATATCATCCAGATGGATATGGATTACCTTGCTGTTTTAATCCTGCAAAAGATAAACCAAAAAAAGGAGAAGAAATATTTGATGGCATTTACGATGATGATGAACGAGAAGAAAAACAAGAAGAAGAAAAACAAGAAGAAAAACAAGATGAAAAACAAGAAGAAAAACAAGAAGATGAAAAACAAGAAGATAAACAAGAAGAAAAACAAGAAGAAAAGAAGAAAAGATCACCTAGAACACCTAGACATAAATTAAGTGAATTCAAAATAGGTCTAAGAGTTTCATGGAATGCTAAAAATAAAGATAATTTCGGAACAGTAATTGAAGACCCAACTAATGAAAGAATTTCAATTAAAGATGAAAATGGTAAAAAGAAAAAAATACCTTATACACGTTTAACTATTGTTAAACAAGAAAAAAAAACAAATCGTTCACAACAATCAGAATCAGTTGTAAATTATATATCAAAAGAAGAACCAATTTTAGTTCCTGGAAGATACGCTCATATTAATGAATCAATACAATCATTTTTAGGCGATGATCCTAAAGAAATAGGTAAACAACAATTAAATAAACGAGGAACACGAGGATTTTTAAAACGAGGTGTTAAACAAAATGATGGTTCATTAAATTTCACTGAATCACCTTTTTTGAATAGTTATATTGAATGTGCGAAACAATTAATACATTTGGATAATATTAATGATTTATTAGGTGTTATTAAAGAAACATTAGAAAACAATATAGTTATTTATCAGAAATGTCCTGAAATTGTAAATGATTTTATGAAACCATTGGATAATTCATTATTAACTGAAGATATTGAATACTTTAAAAAAATATTCGGTTATGATAAAGAAAATATTATTGATGATTTATTAAAAAAAGAAATTTATTATAAATTTAATTTATCTAGATCTTTAAAAAATTATTTAGAATTTTTAAATAATACTGAAGAAGAAAGAAATGATAAATATATTTTACCTATTTTAACTAAAATTTTTAAAAAAATAAATATAATTATTTTTGAAAATATTGATGGTGAAATAAGAATTAAATATTCAGATAAATTGTATAAAGGTGAATCAAAACAATATGTATTGATTTATAAAGGTGAAAAAAATAAACAAGTTTATTATGAACCTATTATTTATCGTAGTGATAAAGATGAATATGATTATTTAGAAGAATTTATTGATGAAAAAATAGATAATGTAATTACACATATTGAAAATTCATTAATTTATGAACAAGATATATTTCAAAGAAAATTTTTAAACAATCGTGATAAAAATATATTATTTTTTGTAATTGATAATTTATCTTATGTATCACACATTGGATTAAAAGATGGAGCAATAATACCTATTGTTCCAGAAAAAATACCAAATTTTTATAATGATAAATCAAGTATAAAACTAATATATGATATTAAACTTTCAAAATATGAAAATATAATAAACAAAGAATTTTTAGAAAAATATGATTTAAAAATTCAAGGGATAGTTGTTGATAAAAAAGATCAATTATGTAATATTATATTCGATGATAACTTATATTTACCAGTCAAACCTGTCAAATATCAACGAAGTAAGATGAATTATCCTATAATAGAAAGAAATGATTTATACAAGATAGAAAAACAATTGTTTTCAATAAATGAAGATGATTCAAGGAAAAAATTTTATGATTATATTCGTTATGAAAAATATATTACAAATCTTGTTTTCCAACATATAGTTCAAGAAATATATAATAATCATATAATTATTAAAGAAAATTATATTGATGATCCTGATCAATATACTGAAGGTGAAATAGTTTATTTAACTTATTCAAAAAGAATAATTGATGGTGAAGAAAAAGAATATTTAAAAAAATTAACAATTAGTGAACATAATTACTATAATTTTTCGATTCAAGCAAAAATAAATGAAATAAATAGATCTTCAAAAAAAATTAAATATGAAACAACTTATACAGAATTAATCAGAACAATTATAAATGATGAAATATTAATAAAATATTCAAAAAAACAATCATTAAAAAATATTATTGATGATTTAACAAAAGATCGATTTGTATTATTAGAAGATAGTGAATATGAAAAATATAAAGAAAATGAAAAAAAGATATTATGTAATACTTTAAAAACTGATATATGTGAATATCCTTGTAAAGTATCTGAAGATTCTTGTCAATTATTCATCAAAGAAAAAGATTTAAGTGGTAATAATTTAAAAGATAAGATAATTAATCTTTTTATTGAAAAGTTATTAATTTATAAATTAGAAAATTTAGACAAAATAACGAGAGAAGAAATTAGTATTAAAGATTTAAAAAAATCAGTTAATAAAGGAGAAATATTCTATACATTTCATGAATATGATGAACGTATGGAATCTTCAAAAGAAAGTTTATTTATTTACAATTTATTTTTAAAACGGAGTAATTATTACAAAGATACAAAAAATATAGTTGAAAAAGATAAGAATTTAGTTCAAAAAATGCAAAATATACCGAATTTTATATTTAAATTATTTGGAGACTTAACAAAAATATTAATGCAGTTTAAAGAAGATGATTCAGATTTTTTAACATTACAAAGATCATTAAATTCTGTATTCCAGATCTTTAATAAAACAGATATTGTAAAACTTAAAACTATTTTAACAGATTTAAATCCTGATACTGATTATACACCAGTCGATTACAGGATAAATGCATTTGATTTATCATTATTAATTGATAAATATGAATTATTAGGTGAAGATATAGCATTTTATATAGTTATTAATGATAATAATAAGTTTAATTCTGTGCTAAGTTATTCAAAAGATAAATTAAATGATTTAACAAATATAATTCCATTATATATTAATGAAGATAAAGGATTGTGTAATATAGTTATAGAAGGTGAATATTATTTTACATTAAATCAATTAAGTGGAAATAGTAAATTAATGAAATCAATTGAAAATTTATTAGAAAAATAAATATTATAAGATAGTAAAAAAATTTTAATTTAAATATTTTTTTTAAATACAATGGAATATTTTTTTGAGAATATTCATTTTCATCTTTTAAAAAATTATATTTTAAAAGATCCAATTTGTGATTGGTATAATATACAAGAACATATTACACCTGGATTATATGAAAAAGATCAACCTACACTTTATCAAAAACATATTTTAAAAGAATCAGATGATTATAAAACTAGATTTTTACAAAAAATTAAAGATTTTTCAGAATTAGATATTCCTTTAGAAACATGTATTAATGAAACTAAAGAAAAGATTGAAGATGATTTTCCTTTAATATTAAGACCAACTATTCTTGACAAATATAATATTTATACAAATTGTGATATAATGATAAAATATAGTTTATTCAAAAAATTATTTAATAAAATAAGTAATCTTCCATTTCATTTATTATGTAAAAATGATGATTATCTTTTAATAGTGTTAACATACAATACATTAGAATTTAAAATAGATTTAAAAGATGTTGTTAATGAACCATTAATAGTTTATAAAAAATGTAAGTTATATGCATTTAGGAACGCATTACATGATTTTTGTGGAAAACAATATAAATGTTTTATTATTGGAAAAGAATATTCATATAAAAAAACAATCTTACCTAAAAAAGAATTTATTTGTAAACCAGATTTAAATGAATCTATTCATGAAATATTTGTAAAATCTGTTCAATGGATTGATTTTTTAAAAAATAATTTTCAAATTATGAGTATTAAACCTAAACCAACTCATCATGAATTATATCCTAATATGAATTATAAAGAATCATCTTGGGAAAAAGAAAAAGCAATTTTAGCAGAAAATATTAAAGAAACAACATTAGTATGGAATATTTCATATGAAGAAAGATGTGAATTATTAAAAAAAGATATTTATTGTTGGGATGATCCTAGATTATTAGGATTATTAAAAGAATCTAAAAAAAAAGATATTCAAGAAAGAATGATTCATATGAATCAACAAAATGAAATATTACTTTACCCTAGAAAAACTATATCATATGATTTTAAAAAATTATTAGAAAGATCTGAAAATGATATTTATTTTGATGTTGAAAGTTTTTTATCATTTGATGAAAGACAAAATTTATTTTCAGATTATATACCAGAAAAAAAACCTATCTTAGCAATTTTAGGTATCATCCATAATACAAATTTTTATGATTTTACAATTAATGAATATTCATTAAATTCTGAAAAAAAAATTGTTAGAAATTTTATAAACTATTTATGGTTTATGAAAAGAAAATGTAAAAATAAAATAAAAATATATCACTGGGGGAATGCCGAATATAATTATATGAAGTATATTAAAAAAACATATAATCTATCATTACCCGAATATGAATTAATAAATGTTCTTGATTATTTTAGAATGGAACCAATAATTGTTCAAGGAATATTTAAATTTGGATTAAAATCTGTTGGAAAAGCATTATATAATCATAATTTAATCGAAACAACTTGGGAAGAAAATGATAGTGGATTAGATTCTATGATTAAATTCAAAGAAATTTGTGAAAAAAATGATAAAAATATACCTTTAAAAAGATTTATTGAAATTGATGAAATAATTGAATATAATCGTATTGATTGTCAAGTTTTATTTGAAATTGTTGAAGTTTTAAGAAATAAATATGGTTAAAAATTATTTTTTATAATTTTGTTTAATAAATTCTTCATATTTTTTAGTTTTTTCTTTTTCTTCATTTAAAAGTTCAATTGATTCTTTTAACTTTGTTGTTAATTTTTCAATAATATCTTGTTGTGTATCAACAATTTTTTCTAATTCACGTTTATCTCTTAAACATTCTTTTCCTTTTTCTAATAAAAAAAATCTTGTTCGATATAATATTTCACCACAAGGTTTTTTATAAACTGTTGGGATAGTTTTATATTCTTTATCTTTTTTTAAAAACATTTTATCACATCCCATTTTTTGAAAATATCCTCCATCAAAAAAAAATTCTTCATCATTTTTTAATGTAATAAATTTTATATAACTTTGATCTTTTTTTAAAAGATAAGGTAATTCAATTTCTTCAAAACCAGATAATTCTTTTTTAATTTGTTTTATGTCTTGCATTAAATAATATTAATAATTGTTTTTTTTTTAATTACTTACTAAATGCTTCACTAACCTTGTTTTGGAGTTTCAAGAAATTTTCAACACTCTTATTCATATTCTTTTCTGAAAGAGTATTATCACCTGATCCAGAATTAATCATTGTAAGTGTAATTCCTAGACGTTGTTCAAATCTCTGTTGATGATAATGTTCTCGCTTATCCATTTCAGAGTAATCTACAGGGAGAGGTTGATTTACAATATACTTTGTAGATGTCCAATCTTTTCCAGATAGTTCTTTAAATTCATCCATCATTTCTTTTTGTTTATTTTCAAGTTCAACTTTCTTTTGTTCTAGTTCATCATCTAGTTCATTCGTCGCGTTTAATTGTTTTAAGAAATAATTTGTTTCTTCTAGATCTTGTGAAATTTTTTCTTGATTTACCAATCCTTGAATGTATTCATCATTTTTAAGATCATCAACTGTAAAGTCTTGACCAGCAAAGTTCTTTGAAAGGTAATTTAGGAACTGTTTATTAGCACTCATCTTTTTTTTTTATCTTTTTTTTCTTATCTTTCGTTTATTTTTTTTTTTGATTTATAAAATCTTTGATAATTTTTTCAAATTTTAAAAAAATTTTTATATTTATTATATTAAAAATGACAAAAAAAACTTTAAGAATTTCAAAAAGATCAAAAAGATCAAAAAGATCAAAAAGATCAAAAATATCAAAAAGATCTAAAAGATCTATGAGAAGATCTAATATCAGAAGGAAAAATGTTAGAAGCAAAATAAATAGAAGAAAGAAAAGAAGGACTGGTACAAAAAAGGGAAAAGTTATTGATGGTGGGAGTGATTGGGTGGATTTTCCGATCCGCGCCGTGGCAAAAATGAAGCTGCTGAAGGACGATTCAGAAAATGCCGCGAAAGAACTATCTAGTGATGAATTACATAAATATTTTACGGTTCGGGGCAGCACAGGGGTGCTCAGCGGGTACCCTAAACTCGTCCCCCCGATCTCAGAAATCTCTTTTTTACCTCCCTGGAACGCAACTTCATATATACAGATGTCCCCTATCAATCAGTTGAAATATATAGAATGGATGAAGAAAACTGTCAACGGTAGGATGAGGGCACATCGGAAACACCGAGAGTTGATGGAAGATCGTAGTCGGGTGGGAGATAATTACCGAAAAAAAGATCAAATAGGAAAGTTAATAGTCTTAGATTTTATAGGTGAATTTGAATTTATTTCGGGAGACTAATCAAATTTTAAATTTAATAATTTTTTCAAATTTGATTTTTTTTTAAAGATTTATTTAAATTAAATAAAAGAAAAGAAAAAAGATAAAAAAAGATTTAATAAACGAAGTAATATAATGCTAGATTATTATGGATCAATTATCATGGATGAAAATGAGATTATTTCACGGATAATTGATAGTTATCAGGGAAAAAATTATAAAACAGAACACCTTGAAACAATTATCAGTAATTATATGAATGAAAATAAGATTTCAAGGGAATGTAGTGTATCAGGATGGATGGTATTCTTAGGGAAAGATTATATTAAGATGGTTGAAAAAAAGTATTTGTCAGATTTAGATGAAGCCGAAAAGAAACTGGCATTTACAAAAATAATTGATTGTAAATTAGGACCTGATTACGTTGGTGAGGTTGATCCTGAGATAATTAAAGATATTTTAAAATAATTATTATTATTGAATAATATAATGAATATTGAACCTTTAAAATCAATTTTAGAAATATCAAATGATAAAAAAGAAACATTAATGTATTTTTTACCTGTAGATACGAAAAGAAAGATTGTAAAATGTGATTTAGAAGAAAAAGATTTTTATATTAATGACAGAGTTTTTTGTATAAAACGAAATACGTTAGAATTAGAAATAGTTGGAAAAATAATTTGTATTGATGATAAAAATTTAGGAATAAAAAAACAAAATATGAATGTATATATAGATTCTAATAAATATTATATATTTGTTAAATATACAAAACAAATTTCCTCACAAAGGGAATTTTTAAAAAAATTATTGGAAACGTTGTAATGATAATTATAAAAAGTAAAGAGATTTTAAATCAATAATATATTCTCTACAAAAAGGACATTTATTGTTATTATTAATATTATTAACATTTGAACGTTCTCTATTTTTTTCAAAACATTTACGACAACCTGTGTGACCGCAAGGATTACAAAAAACATCAACTCTTTCTGTAAAACACATAGAACACATATTTGAAGTATTCCATTGATTTAATCGTTGTACAAAATAAATACAAGAATTTAATTCTTTTCTTTTTTTGATATATTTTTCTTTGGCATCAGTTAATTTTTCATTTTTTAGCATTGATGCAGTATATTTATTCATACTATCAATAATCGTTTTTGCTTCTTCACATTTATCATAATTACCTTCAATTTCTTTTAAAAATTTCATAGAATTTTCTATAGTTCTAACATCTTTTGAACATTTTTCATATTGATTCAGATATTCTTTATAAAGAATATCTAATTCATTTTGAAGTTCCATAATTTTTGGTATTTTTTTTTCAATTTTTTCTAATATTTCATCAATTTCTTTGTCTTTAAAATTTTCATTATCAATAAAAACACTATCTTCATTACGATTAATAATTTCAATAAGATGTGAACGAATATTTAAAGTGGGTTCATGTTTTAAAGGAATACATTGTATCGGATTAGGTATTATATTATTAAATCCTGGGATATTAGTTGAATAATTTACCACATCACATAAATTTGTATCATTTGGTGGAACATTTATAAACATTTCTGGATTTTGTAATTCATTGTTTTGATCTGGGACATCTGGATAATCAATATTTGCTGGAGCATATTCCATTTAAATTGAAAACCATAAGATATTTTTAAATAATTATTCACCTAAAATATCCATTATTTTAAAACGAATTTTAGGTGAATCACATTCTTCTTGTAAGTTCCTTAAAATATCTAAATATTTTTTAGGAATTAATGTGAAATATATTTTAGATATATTTTCAAAAGATAATAATCTTTGATATAATTCTACATTATCTTCTACATCTGATAATCCATTTAAAAATGGTTCTAAAACTTTATCAATATATCCTTTTAATACTTTTTCTTTTTCTAGATATGTTATTAATAATGAAAAACCAATTATATTATCAGTTCTTTTATTTTTATCACATAATCTTTGATAATCATTTCTATCATCGTCAATTATCCTATCATTAAATAATATATTATAATATTTGTAATACATCTTGTTTAATTCTTTTTGTGTTTTTGGTAAACATTTATTCATGTCTTTTAAGATTCCAACATATAAATTAATATATCTATGATGTAAAATCGATTTTTCAAAAATAGATTCGACAATATAAGGGATAATATAATCTTTATTTATATTTTCTAAAATTTGGGGTTTTAAAACTTCATAATTTATTTCAGTTAAACGGTTAATCATACTATTAACAGTTTTTATACAAGAAGTATCTTCAGTAACAACTTGTTTATATCTTTTATTTTTATGAATATTCATACGATAATATTTTTTATTTGTTTCAATGTTATCTAAAAAATCAATTAAATCATTAATATTTGTTTTTTCTTTATATTTGTTATATTTATTTAAAAAATCATCAGAAGAAAAAATAGTATTGAAATCAACACCATTTAAAAAAACCTCGGATGTAAAATCACCCATAATATTATTTATAATAAAATAAATCTTTAATACTTTTTCAATATTTAATTATTTTTTATCATCATTTTTTTTATCATCATCAATTTTTTTATCATCAATATTTTTTTCATCATCATCATTTTTTTTACCATCATTATCATTATCATTATCATCTGTTATCCCTTGAATAAAATTTTCAATATCATTTTGTCTTTCTGAAATATTTTTTGGAATTAGATCATCTTTTTTGAGTAATGCTTCTCTTAATAATTTTTCTTTTAAATCTTCATCATTTAAAACTTTATTTGTTAATAAATCTTGAGTTTTATCCTTAATAACTGATTGTGTATTTGTTTGTTCATTTTGAAATTTTTTCATTTCTCCTTGAAAATCAAACTTTTTCTTTTTACTATCACCTTTACCATTTGAAAATTCTTGTTCAACTTGTTTTCTTTTAATTGATTCAACAGATTTTGAAAAATTACGATATGCTTCTTGATGAGAATCATAATCTTCATATTTACCAGATAATCCAAAAAATTGCCATCCTTCTGTTTTTAATTGTTCAACAACCATAGAGTAACTGAAATAATTTTTATCTAATGAAAATAATTGTAAAAACCCGTTACTTGCTGTAACTGCTAACGATATAGTCCATGATGCCCAATATGTTATCATATCAAAATTTTTAGGTAATTTTGCTGGATCCATTTGACCCATTGATAAAATTGCTGGTAATAAGATACTCCCGGTAGTTACAATAAATCTAAATATATTATAATATTTTTTAGTATGGTCTCGTTTTTGTTCATAATATGATATTTCATCTAAAAAACGATGTTTAATAATAGATTTATCATATTTTTTCTCTAATTCTAAATCATCTACTATTTCACCAACTTTTTCTGCGAATGTTGTCATTTATTTTATAAAAATAAAAAATAAATTTGATTTTTTAATTTAAGAAAAAATTTAAAAATAAAATAAAATAAACGGAGTAATAAAAATAAACGGAGTAATAAAGATGAATAATTTACATGAGAAAAAACAACGACAGATTGAAAAAATTATGAGTGTTTTGAAACGTTCAAAAGTTTCTTCAAACAATTTTGATTCAACAATGCAACCATTCTTTTCACAAGATAATGATTCTATCGATTTTGAATTTGATCATAAGAATGATTTTATTGTTCCAGAGAATCTAAATCGTAATATAAAATTAATGTATGATATTTTGGGTAATTCAAAAAAAGAAATTTATATTGGTGAATGGACTATTATGTGCTTGGAAAGAGCATTAGAACAATATGATAGTTATTGTAAAGATGGTCAAAAAAAAGTATTTGATATTGGTTTCAGATATTTAGGAATGGGTCATATTGAATTAATTGCTTGTGATTTAGAAACACATATGTTATTTTATCATCGTGGTGGTGGTAGTAATGGTTGGGATAGAGAAGCAAATTACAAAGATATAATTGAATATACAGGAAAAGACTATGATCAATTTTATTTCTCAGATTGGTTTTACAATATTGAATTAGAAAATAATGATATGTAAATTAATAAAAGATAATTTAAAAAATAGGTTCTTCACAATGAGGACTAAATTCTAAAGTTGGATCTCTTTCTTCTCTAGGAACATCATCGTGATCTACTAAATTATTATAAATAATCCATGATGGTTGCTGACCTTTTTCACCTACATCCCATACTTCTTTATTTAATTTAGATGTTTTTAATCTTTCTTTACAGAATCTATTGATAACATATTCACAGAATGATAAAGAATATGCAACGGTTGCTGTTCTTATAATTGTATTGATAAAATATGTTAATTGAGGAGGAGCAAATTTTTTATTTTTTGGGTCATTACCTTGTGAATCACTCCATAATTTACATAATGTTTCCATTCCTAATACTTTCCCTGTATCAAAACGGATAGTTTTTGTGTATAATCGATTTTGTTTTTCTGAACTTCTAGAACTTCTTGAACTTCTAGAACTAGTTCTTTTCTTTTTCCTGTTTATACTATTACTTCTTATACTCACTCCAAAAAAAACTTCACCAATATGTTCTTTATGATCATAATATGGCATAGAATTTCCTGTAACTGATAATCCTACCATTGCTCTTGAATTTAATAGTGCTCCTTCTGCCATTTGTTTAGCAGTTTCTTGACAATACACACCTCTAGTTTTTACATTAATAAATTTCCTTTTTGCATCTGTATCATATGTACAAAATCCACCATATAATGCTGCACCATTACCAGGAACATCTGCTAATGTTTTCGATATTTGTCCTGCCGTAAGAGATTCTGCAGTTACTAAATTCATTTGTTTTCTTACTAGTAAAGATTTTAAAGATGCTGCTTTCTCAAATGAAAAATTCTCAATAATAGGTAATGTTAATGAATTAATATTATCACCTTCTATTCTTTTTTTATCGAAATTATATTCAAAACGCGGTAACGGTGCACCGAGTGAAGTATTCCTTGACAATCCATCAGTTGTTAAACTTAATCTTAAATCAAACTTTGATGTCATTTATTAATTAGATATATTTTTTATTTTGAGAAATACAAAGAAGAATATGATTAATATGATTAAACCGGAAAATAAAGCAATATTAGTTAAACTATATGTTTCATTATCTGTATTTGATTCTGATGGTGTAGGAGGTGTATTTGATTCTGATGGTGTAGGAGGTGTATTTGATTCTGAAGGCGGAGGTGTAACTGGTTCAGGTGAAGGCGGAGGTGTAACTGGTTCAGGTGAAGGTGGGGGTGTATTTGATTGATCATCTTGTTCAGGACAATAAGTAATTCTATAAGTCGGATAACCATCCTTTAAAGGAGGAGTACAAGTTCTTCCAGCAACGAAATCATCAAATTGATATAAATAACCCTGTTCACAAGTTTCAACTATATTTTCAGGATGTTGTTCGTCAGTTGAAGAGTAGCAAATCATTTCAGGAATATTACACTCTTGATATATATCACCATTACTATCTAAAGGGTTTAATTTAAATGGTATTTGATGATTAATTATATCTGAATAACCATTTTGTTTTGATTGAGCATAAGAACAAAGATATATATTTTTTCTTATATCTTTTAATATATTATCACGTGAACGATCCAATATTTCTGTATTATTTGTATTGTCTAATATTTTCCATCCATTACCTGTTTCTGATAATTTTATTTTATAAACTTTCCCATTATAATTATATGTGTTAGGCATTCCACAACCCCAATATTCTGTGTTTTCTTGATTATCTTTACAACCACCTCTGAATTTTTTATTACAACCATTATTCTGTCTTCCATTTAAGTTTGCTTCTCTAAAACCTTCAGGGTTTTGATTAGATAATTCTGTTGATTTAAATAATACATCTTGATTAAAATTTATATTTGACATATTAGGATTAGTTTTACATTCTAGATTGGTATTAAAAAAACCAAAATCATTTTCATATGGATTACTATGTGTTGAACATGCTCCTTTCCTTATAATATCACTAATGTCATAATTATCATCAGTTGCTGATCCTTGACCATCTGGATCAGCACCAAATGTAAATTCTGTTAATCCTTGTTCAATAGAAGAATCATTAAAAATATTTCTTAAATCATCTATCGATAAACTATCAAAATTATCTATTTTTATTGGAAAAAATTGAACAGATGGTCTACACCATTCATCATTTGAAGTATTACATTTATTATTTGAAGACTTATATAAATTTACTTGATAATCAATATTTTGACGTGACTCCACTTTTTTTATTATTTGTTTGAAATTTTGGCATTGATTATTTTTTTCAGAATCTGATACAAGAGAAATGGGATATACATTTTTATTAGTATTATCATTAGAACAATCATGTATATTACTATCTCCAGGTATTATTGTCCCTATATAAATATCATAATCACAATTGTTCTTAAAATTTATTATCCTTTTATCTTTATTAATCCAATCATTCATTATTTATTTATTGTAAATATTTTAATCTAATAAAGAAAAATCATTTATTTTAATATTATCTTGTTTCTTTTTTCTTCCTCGTTTTTTAGATTCAATTTTTTCACCATCTTTAAAGATAGTAAAATTTAATTTCTTATATAAAGTTATTCTTTTTAAAGATTGGTTTTTAAATACTGAAAATGTATCTTGTATATCAATTATTAATGGATGAAATTTTCTAACTTCTGCTTTTTGTCTAAATATTCTTCCAACTGATTGTTCAACATCTGATTTTGGAGATGCTAAAATAACTGTATTTAATTTAGGAATATCCATTCCTTCACTTGCCATTGAAAATGTTGCTAATAAAATATCTTGTTCTTGTGATTCTCTTAATTCATCAGGTTTCATCCCACCAACATAAAATCCTCTTGAAAATCCATCAAGCATTTTATACATTAAATTTAAATGTTCCCTACGATCACTTAAAATTAAAACATATCTTCCTTCCTGTTGATGTTTTTTAGTTAATTCAATTATTAATTCAGTTCTAGGTTTAAATTCACAAATATTATTTATCATTTTAGGCATACATGGTTCTTTTCGAAAGTTTATTTCTTCTTTACAATATTCTGTATCTGTAAATTCACATTCAACTAATTGAACTTCTGCATAATCTTCATTTTTCTTTTCATCTTTATAAACAATATCACCCATATACCATTCAAATACTTTTGATAATCCATCTTTTCTTTTTGGTGTAGCAGATAATCCTAACATATACTTAGAAGACACTTTTTGCATTGATCTTGAGAATACTTCGGCACCAAGATGATGACATTCATCAAATACTGCTAAACCAAATGATTCAAATGTATCTTCAGGATATTCTTTCATAGATAAACTTTGAACCATAGACAATACAATATCTTTATCTTCTATATCAACTGTATCTTGTTGAATTTTACCGATCCGAGCATCCGGTAAGAATTCTAAAATTCTATCTCTCCATTGTGTCATTAAGAAATCTTTATGAACAACAACTATTGTTTTTTTTTTTAACATAGAAATAATATGTAATGCTAATACTGTTTTCCCTCCACCACATTTTAAAGAAATAATACCACCTCCTTTTTCTTCAGCATTTTTTAAATAAATTTCTTCAATTGGTTTTTGTTCTTGTCTTAAATCTCCATTAAATTCAATATCAATATCTGAACCTTGTTCCATTTTTAATTCTGTAGGTTCACCAAATCTTTTAATTCCATAAAAACGAGGAAGATATAATTTTTTAGGACTTTCTAAAAATACTTGGAAACGTAAATCATTATTTTGAGAACGGTTAAAAGAATGAGGTTTAACGCTTAATTCATCTTTAATTCCTTTTACAACCTTTGGAGTTAAATCAGATTTTTTTATTTTATAACCATTTTTTGATAAAGATGTTATCATATATTTTATTTTATCTTATTAATCAATAATCTATTAATAAATAGTATCTTAAATTTAAATAATTTAAATTAAAAATTAAATTAAATTCAAATTTAAAATATTATTATATATTATAAATCTCAATAATATGTTAAATGAAAACTTAATTGATTATTCTTATAAACTTACAAACAATAAAAAAGATAGAAGTTTAAGGAAAAGAAGTAAAAAAAATAAAGATAAAAAAAGTCTTAGAAAAAAGAGTCTAAAAAAAAATAAAGATAAAAAAAGTCTTAGAAAAAAAACTCTTAAAAAAAATAAAGATAAAAAGAGTCTTAGAAAAAAAACTCTTAAAAAAAATAAAGATAAAAAGAGTCTTAGAAAAAAAACTCTTAAAAAAAATAAAAAGAAACCAGAAAAAACTTTAAAAAAAAATAAAAAGAAACCAGAAAAAACTCTTAAAAAAAGAAAAAATAAAAGTAATAAATTAACGGTTCATAAATATCTTTCAAAAAGAAAAACAAAGAAAAATAATATAAGGACAAAAAAGAGAAAAAAAATAAATCAAAAAAGGAGAATTATATTAACTGGTGGAAATAAAGCACTAAAAAAATTATTTGGAAGTGGTGCCGCATGGGTGAAACATTTATATGAAAAAAGATCAGAAAAGAAAGAAAAAACAGAATTTGAAATAAATTTCAAACATAAATATGCTCCATTATTGACAAATATCCTTTTACAAAATAGTAAAAATATTATGCATGATAAAGATTTAACAATAACTGGGAGAAAATCAAGAATAAAATTTAATATAGTTTCGAATAAAGATGGGCAAATTAAATTATCAGAAGAAAAAGGAGGAGAAGAAGGAAAAGAAGCACAAACAACCCAAGTAGAGAAAATAAATTCACATTTAAATGTTATTTTTTCATACTTTTCTTGTTTAGATATGGATGTAATAGTTGAGATACCTGTTATTAAAAGAATAAAAGAAAAAAGAAAATGGTTAAATTTCTTAGATAAAAGTGAATCATTTTCATTTAAATTTTGGAAAAACAAAAATGATGATATAAGGAATGTGTTTTATAAATCTGTTTTAAAATCTTTAATAATAGCAGGATTTTTTATCCCTGGTATGCAATTTTTATCTGGATTAGCATTTTTAATACATGATTTACTTAGAATAGCACCAAAAGGTCAGTTAATTAAATATATATATGGTGGTCACGATGAGACAGAATTTAATGAAAAAAAATATATGTTAGAATATATACATAAATCATTATTTTCAAATAAAAATCTTAAAAATTTTTACGGAATTCAAGATGATGATCTACAACCATTAACAAATTTAAAAGAAAAAAATAAAAAAATAGAAGAAATATCTATAAATATCCGTTACTTTAAAGAGTTACCTCATATTAAATCAATCAGTGATAAAACATTATATGAATATAAATATATCGATTACAAAAATAGAGAAAAACAACAAGCAATATTTTTTAAAGTATTACAAAATAAATTAAATAGTGGAAAAACATATCTTCTAGATGATATGAATTATACAAAATATATGATAATTAATATCATAGATATATCCAAACAAACAGGAAAAGAGACAACATTAATACAAAAAATAACAGAAATAAAAGGTGAAGAAGAAGAAATAGATATTGAAAACTTTAAACGGGAAATAAATGATTTAGATATATTTGATAAAGAAACAGAAGATACATTATCAGATACTCTAGAAATATTACTAGATATAGACAAAACAGAACAACCACAACAATTAAATTATAATAACTTTTTTAATGAATTCAAAAATGAAGAAAGAATGTTATTTAATATGATAATTCCTCGAGAAAATAAAAAAAATTCACCAACTGTTTTTATGATAAAATCGATATATCAATCAATAATCAATGACGCATATCAAGAAATATTCAAAAAAATTGATGAAGAAATAAAAATAAATGATACTGGAATTAAAAAGAAAGATAGTATAATTAAAGGAATAGTAGATAGTATCATGACAGAAGAAATATTAAAAACAAATATAGAAAATAATTTAAAAAATTTAACATCTGCAGTACCAGAAGATACAACAGATACAACAGATACAACAGATACAACAGATGCAGCAGATGCAGCAGAATATGAAAAAATAAAAACGGAATATTTACAAGTATTTTATGGAGGTAATGGTGATTTAAGACAATTATTTGATATCCTTTCAGAAGAGACTGCTGAAATTCAAGACTCAATGAAAAATGGATTTTTTGATTTAAAGTATTTTGAAAATTTATATCATTATTGTGAAGATATATTAGATGAAGATATTAAAGAAGATGAATTACCCGAGATAAATATTGCAAGTATAAATGATATGATATGCATAGACATACCTAAAGAAAATGGTGATAAAGTAAAATATTTAGGAAAAAATGAAGATTTTTATGGAAAAGAAGGAATAATAATAAATTCATTTGAATCTGGTGATGAGGGTATTCAAGGGAAATATGTTGTTGAATTTCAGGACGATATAATGGATGTATACAAAAAAGGTATTTTAATGACTTTGGAGAAAGAAAAAAGTATAGATTATGAAGGTAACACAAAAAAAATAATTAATAATGGACTAATAGATGGAAAATCATACCACTATATATCTGATCTATATAAACCACGCCACTATGAAGCAGGTACAACATATAAATCACCTTTTTACATAAATTTCATTAAAATTGATGAAATAGATGAAAAAAATCCAAAACAATATACACAAAATGTTCATATAACAGATGATTTTGGAGAATATCTAGCATTACGATTCCTTACGAGTAATGGAGAACTAGTAAATGGTAGTTTTATTTGGAAAAAAAGTGATTTAATAATGAATGATATTGTATTTTTTGATGAAAATATAGGAGGAGAGATGGACAATACAACTGAAGGTAATAGAATAAAAAATTATTTCAAAAATACAGAAGAAATTACTAGAGTATTAGAAGAATTTGTTAGAGATATTTGTAATATTATTCCTTTATCAGATAAAAAATTTTTTGAAACTAAACAATTAAGAAGAATGATATATGAAAATAAATACTTCCGGGATCCAGAAGATTATTCTATATACCAAGATTCAGATAAACTAAAAAATGAAAAAATATATTCATTTGTAATTAATAATAATAATAATATTGTTGAACAATTAACGTTTGCTTTTAATGGTGAAGTTAAAAGAATCAATGAAAACAAATCAATAAGATTTCTTCATGAAGAAAGTGGAAATAATATGGATTATATATTCAAAGAAAATAACATAAACAATAGTTTTAAAGGGTTCGATAATTATATGGAGATTTCTCTTTCAGATAAAGATATATTAAATAATATAACTTGTGAAACATTTATAAATATAAATCCGAAAGAATGGAAAACAGATATAAAAAATATAGAAGATAAATCTAAAACATTTTTATTAGAAAAGATTAAAAATACTGTAGATTTATTTAAAATACAAGAAGCAGTTAGAGAAGAAGAATTAGTAGCATCCACACGACAAAAAGTAATAGACGAAGAATCACAAAGGGAATTAATTAATGATATAATTGAGTATTATATTCAAGATAAGGGTATATCTAAATTTAATGAAATAATAGAGAATATTGGAGATGATGTAGTAGAAACAAATTTTGAAAAGATAAAAACATTAATAAATGATATACTATCAAATGTGAATGCTTCTGTTGCTGCTGTTGCTGCTACTGCTTCTGCTACTGCTTCTGCTTCTGTCGCTGTTACTGCTTTTGAATCTCAACTAACTGATAGTCTAATAAAAAAATTATTACTATGGGAAAAAAATGTACATAGTTCAGATGGATCTAGACATGTAAGTAGTAAAAGGTCAAAAAGAAAAGTAAAAAAACTACATGGAATTTCAAATATAGTCACTCATTTTTATCAGGATGGTGGATCTTCAAAAACTACAAAGAGAAATAAAGGTAAACAAATGAAAAGATTAAAAAAATTAAATAGATTAAAGAAACAAATAAAAGAAAATTTAAATATTAAAAGTTATTATTACAATTATTATTTCAATAATATAATTAATTTTGATAATTTTGATAATTTAAACCATCAAGATCAAGATCAAGATCAATATATTAAAATGAAGAAATTAAAAATGGAGAAATTAAAAGAAATTAATGATGATTATCCTATATCAAATAATAATAATCATAATACTACATTTTTAGATTCAGAAAAAGAAGATATTATCTTAATAAAAAATTGCATGATTAAATGTGGTACAATTATAAGTGCAGATGAAAATAATGCAGTAATATTATTTAAAAAAAAAGAATTAAATGAATATAATTTTGTTAATTTAAACCATCAAGATCAAGATCAAGATCAAAATATTAAAATAAAAGTTAAATTACCAATTTATAATAGGAATAACACTTATGATACAATTGATTCAAAAAATAATCAATTATTAGATATATCATTTAGCGAACATCAATATTCTTTTGATGATATAAATGATTTAATTGAAACAAAAATTAAAAGATACTTTATGCAAGATGATGACAATTCAAAAACGATGCTAAAAAATTACTCCATAATATATAACGAATTACCGGAAGATAAAAAAAATGAAGTTGTTACAGAAATGAATAATAACCATTATATCTTAGAAGAAGATAAAATAATAGAACTAGATAAGATCAATTTAGAAAAAAATATTAATAAAAAGATTATAAAATTAGAACCTATCATAATAAATACAAAATTTTTAAGAAATATTCCATATGAAGATCCCTTCACTGATGAAGAAGAACCAGAACCAGAACCAGAACCAGAACCAGAAATAGCAGAAGACGCAGGAGAAGAAAGATTAAAAGCAGCAGCAGCAGCAGCACCAGAAGAAGAATTAGAAAGAGAATTAGAAGCAGATTCACTAGAAAAAGGAGAAGCAGAAAGATTAAAAGCAGAAAGAGAAGCACAAGCAGCAGCACAAGCAGCAGCACAAGTAGAAGAATTAGAAGCAGAAAGAGAAGCAGAAATAGAAAAAATAGCGGGAGAAATAGCAATGGAAGAATTTTTCGTTGCTAAAAAAGGAAAAAAATATAGAAAAAGAGGAAAGATATATCCAGTATCAGCATCAGTATATTCATCAAAAAAAGAAGAATATATCAGAATTTTAACACAACATCATGAAGAAGAGAAAAAAAAATTAAGAAGGAATGTATGGGGAAATTATATAGATAAATTAATAGAAAGTAGTAGTGGAAAAGAAAAAGATACAAAACTTACATATCTTATTATGATTAAAGAAGCATTTAAAGGAAATACAATAAGGATTTGTAGGAAAATATCGTTAAAAGGAACCAAAAACCCTCCTGAAAAATATCTAATAATAGATCTAAAAGTAGAGGGGAACATACTTGAATATGTAGATGATTCACCCCCGTATATAAAATATCAGACAGGTAATGAAACATTTATAATACATATTGAAACTTACATGATAACCGGAAAAATAATGAAAACAACTTCAACTGAAGGTAGTACAACCTTTAAAGAAATTAATAATCAATGTCAAATTCACATTAAAGGAAAGAATAAAAAGGAAAAATTAAAAGAATTATCAGAATTTATTAATTCTGAAACAGACTATATTATTCAAAATATTAATCTTAATTCATATGAACATTTTATAAATTTTTTAATTGATGAAGAATTAAGAGTTATGATTTTTGATAATCTGAATTCCTTGTTAACAAAGAGAAAAACTGCTGGTGAACGCAAAGGAAAAAAATTAATGCATGGTGGAAATAATCTAAAACAAAAAGGAGGGGGTCCCTCCGAAAAAAAAGTTGAATATCTAAGAGATTTCCATAAGATTGAGTCTAAATTAAACCGTGAAATATTATTGATATCAATCGAACATAATATAAATGAAATAAATGATGAAATAAATGAAATAGTATATATTTTAAATCAAATAAAATCATCATTTTATCTATATCAAACAAATATCGTCAATAATAAATATAGTAGATATTACAGACATTTAGTAAAAGAAATAGAAGATAAACATAATCTTTTATATAGAATTTTAGATATAGAAGATTATATGGATAATGGTGTAGGTTTTAAAAAAAAAGCAGAAGTTTTATATGAACAACTAAAAAGAAAAACAATTAAATCAAAATTCGACGCATATGTAGTTTATTTTGATAATTTAATGGAGAAATTAAAAGAAATACATGATAATCATATTTTTAAATTTAAAGTATTAGGATATTCAGAAAAAAATGAATTATTAACAAATGGTATTAAAAGATTTTATTTTAACCAAAATTTATTATATGAAGATAATTATCTAAAATATTTAAAATACATAATCCATAAAGAATTAAATAAAAATAATTATGGATATTTAACTAGATCTTTAGTTCATCATGAAAATAGTTTTAATCATGAGTATAATAAACATAAAGATAATGAACATTTATATGGTGAAAAAGGACAATATATAGAAGATATAGATAGAGTTAAAGAATTTATAAATGAATATCGTAAATCAAATGAAAAATGTAAAATAGATATTATTAAATCAAGACAATTTTTAAACACTCAGTTTGAATTATTAAATAAAGTTGTAAAATTTACTCATAAAGAAACAGATTATCCAAGTAATTGTATTACATTTCCTCATAAAGAAACAGAAGAAACATCTATAAAACCTGATAATATAGATAGATATAAAAAAAAATTTATTCTATATCTAAATAAAAAAGATGATAAACCTCGATTAGAAGGAATAAAATTGTATAAATATTTCAAACAAAATTTATCATCACCTTATTATTCAAATGAAGATATATTTATTAACATTAAACATTTTAATTTAGGAAGAAAAGATTATAAAATAAAATTCTATGAAAAATTACTAGAAATTTTTCAAGAAGATTTTATAAGTCTGACAGAAAAAAAAAATAATTTTTACTTATTAGAAAATAAACAATATCTGTTTAATATAGATAATGTAAAAGAAATATTAGAGATATTGATTAAAAGAAATGATTATCAAAATAAACGTTTCGGACTAATTAATAGAATAATCGGTTATTTTTTAAAAAATTTTGATCTAAATATTTATGGGGATGATAGTGACCCTTTATACGAAATTATTTCTGATCAAGAAAATGAAAATATCTTAAAAATACATGAAAAAGATTTTAAATTTTTTATAAATATATTTTACAATGGAAAAAAAATAGAAAATAAAAATTTAGGAGATGAAGATACTTACGAATATATAATAAGTAAAGAAGAATTTGTTTGGTATGTCATAAATACTAAAAATATAGCATCAACAAAAACGATTGATAATTTAACAATAAATGAAATGAATGTATTATTTTTACTTCAAAAGATAGTAGATGAAACTAATCCTCTTTTTGAAACATTAAGAACAATAAATGAACGAACTAAAATTACTGTTACTAATATCAGACAAATTATAAAAAATTTAAATATATCTGATATATTTGATATATATATTACATATTTGGATAATAGGGTTGAGGATGAAGATGATGATGGTCTACAAAATGAGATAATGAAATATATAGTAGATATTAATTCAGATGAAAATCTAATTAAAAAAATTAAACATTTTCAATATTATATCACTACTATAGTACCGGTAACAGGACATATTGATAGTATAAAGTCTGATTATAAATACAAACGAATGATAATAAAAGATAATATATTGGAATATTTAACTCCTCAAAATATTCTGTTATTATATTGTGAACTATTGATGGACGGAGATGCAAAACACCTTAAAACAAAAGATCATTTTTTTGGTGGTAAAACTCCAAATAAATCTTTATCTGGACACTATGTTGAATTTTTCAAAAAATACAAAAAAAATTCATTTCTAAGATATTCAAAGAATGATTTAGGTATTAAAGTTGCAAATAGTCTATGGTCGAATGAAGAATATTTATTTTTAGATACATCTCATCATCATTCAAAAAATATAAAAATAGATAAATATTTAGAAAATGAATATTTGGATTTATTAAATATCTTATTATTTGATCATGGTTCTTTAGAAATAACAGAAAATTCTCGATATATTCAAACATATATTGAATATGTAAATATTTCTGATATTAATGTAGTTACAGGTTCTCACCCAATTAAGAAAATAACAGATATTGGATTTTCTGATATAATCTATTTAATAGAGGACATACCAGATATATGTAATGATGTACTAAATAGTTTTAACTTAGAAATATTTAACAATTTAAGAAATTTCTTTTGTATATATAAAACTTATTATAAACAGATTCAAGATACAAAAGATAAAATAAAACAAATTAATAAAGGAACAAATGCAGCACCAATAACATTAAAAAAATTAGAAAAGAAAAACAGAGAAATAATGGTTAAATTAAAAAAATTAGAATCGAAGGTAATTAATTTATTATCAACACTTTTATCAAGGAATAAATTTTTAACATTAAATTATGAATATTTTATTAACGGTAATATATCTGATATTTTTGGAAAATTAATTTATGAAAAATCATGTATTAAGTCAGATTTTAAAAGAAAAAGATTCTCACATATAGAACATAAAGATGGGAGTTTTAACATATTACCTTGTTCTTCTAGTAAAGGTTCTTTTGAAGAAATAAATGATGGTGAAATATATATCAGAATTGATAAATTATTAAAAAAATGGTTTGAAAGTTTATATAAAAAAGAAGATTTTCAAAACAATCAATTGCTAGTAAATTTAAATACTTGGGGTGATTATTGGGAGAATGAAAAAAATTATAAAAGAAAATTTTTAAATCAAACTAATAATGCAATTTTACTTTCTTCAGTAACAGGTTTCACAAAAGAAATAATAGATAAAACAACAAATTATGATGGTGATGAAAAAAAACGTAAAAGTATTATTTATTTGTATAAACATGGAAAAGATAAATATATAGAACAAGACAGATTAATTACTGAAAAGAATGAGTTAACAAGATATAATGGAAGGATGGAAGATTATTATAGGAATAAGTTGGATGCTGATAAAAGAAGTGAACTTGGATTACCAACTGAATTAAATGAAGGGCAAACCTTTAGTGAAGAGGATCTTCGGAAAATAACTGAACATTTCGAATCTCAAATACAAGAATTAGAAAATGATATTGATAAAAAATATGAGGGTGCTTATAATATTGTAAAAAGTGAACATATAGAAGGCGTTCAATCAGGTGAAACAGAAGGAAATTTTGATTTCGAAGTTATAGATACTAATTTAGAAGATGATGAACATATTCAAACGATATTTTCTAAATTATCAAAGATATCTATCGAAACATTTCAATCTCAAAATTATACAGAAAATATCTTTATGGATAGTATGGTTTTTTTCAGTGATATATTAGAAGTAAGTGTTCTTGGATTTTTAGAAATATTATTAGGACCATTTGGAGTTGCTTTATCAGGATTATTTGCATATACTGATTTAAAAGAAATGATTACAAGATATAAAAATGGTTTAAAATATGATATAGAAGAAGTTATTAATTTATTATATGGTTTAAAAGCAATTAGTGATATTTTTGGGAATATAAATGAAAATATGGACTTTGTAACAACCTTTTTGGAATTGTTATCTGAAAATGAAACAATTCAGACAACAATCGGTTGGGGTTTAGAATTTGCTGGTGGAGCATTGGAAGGAACAACACCAGAAGGATCAAAAACGATTGTTCTTCCGGAAGAAGATACTATAGAATATATAATAAAAAGTATAAGAAATAAACAGGGTATTCCAATAGAAGAGCAACGTTTAATTTTTAAAGGAATGCCAATTGAAAAAGATAAAACAGAAATATCATTACCTCATGAAAATTTATATAATTTATATTTACAAGAAATACATGGTATATTAACTCATGATGGATTTAATTTTACAATTGAATTTATTAAAGAAAACCCAGATGCTATAATTGAATATTTACAAATATTATACCTAATGAATTCAAGAATAATTCAAAGTGGAAATGAAAGTGAAAGTGGAGAACAAACAGTTATATCAGGAGGAAATACAAGAAAAAAAGGTGGTACTAGTTCTGTCCCAAAACTGACAAATATTCCAGACCCTGACCCTGATCATCAACGGGCAATAAAATATTGGAACAAAATAAGAGCAGCAGTAAATGTAAAAGGGATATTAAAACACGTAATTAACTATGAAAAATGTAAATTATTAAATGATTTAATGCAATGTGGATATTTTTGTTGGATGATTTTATCAAATATTAATGAAAAAAATATAACATCTGAAGATTTAATAAATTCAAATAAATCATTTATTGAAAGAATGAATCCCTCACTTAATGGAAATTATAAATTAAAATTAAGTATCCCAATAAATTCAGAAAATGAGGAAGAAAAATATAAGGATAAAATTCATTTAGATGATTTTTTTAAAGAACACTATGGAGAAACAACAGGAATTAATGTATATTATGATGATAATAATGATTTATTTATAGTTGAAAAAAATGAAATAACAGGAACTCAAGGATTATCAGTATTAGCAGAGAGTGATAAAGAAAAACAATATTTTCTAATATATTCAATTGAAGATATACAGAGAAAAGCATTAGTAACGGGAGAAACAGAAAAATATAAAAATTATATAAAAACTATAGATGATGATAAAAAGATTTATGAACATCAAATTGAAAAGGATCATGAAATTGAGAATGAAACTTTTAAAACTGTAAAAGAAAATGTAATTGCAGATTTTAAGAAAAAAATTTTAATGAAAAAATTAGGTAGTCATGATGTATCTATCAAAAAAGTATCCATTACGAGTTTTGAAAAAGCAGAAAGTTTAAATGTGAAATATAAAGTATTAAATAAAAGATTATTGAAAGAATATGAATTTGTATATTATATAAATAACGAGGTATATAATATAGATCAAGAAAAATTATGTATTTTAGAATCTAAGGGATGCTATGAGTTAATTCTTTGCAATACAGAAGATCTTTCAGATAGTGAAACAGATTTTAATAAAGATTATTTATTCAGTAAAATGAATGATTTTGGATATTTTTTTGATATATATCAATCTTCTATTAAAGTTGTTGAGAAAGAGAATATAGATAGTCAAAATACTCCCATTTCTCCAGGACGTCTTGACAGTTTCCTCGTCGCCGCATCTACTGCCGCATCTACTGCCGCATCTACTGCCGCATCTACTGCCGACGGAAAACGACTTTCTGGGGGAAGTTTAGATACACCCCGAACTGGAATTTCTGAAAGTTCTTTATCCACAAATTCATCTATTTTTTCATTATCATCAAAAGTTGATTTAACAGAAAATCCAATAACATATATTAAAGATGAAACACCAGAAGCAGAAGAAGAAGCATCAGAAACAGAAGCAGCAGACGATGTTATAGATGAAATATATAAAAAATTAGATTTATCACAATACAATAAATTTATGTCAAATTTTATAACATGTTCAGATATAATATCTTATATATTAAAATTTCTTCATCCATTATTACATTATGATATAATTGTTGTAATGAAAGATATGTGTAATAATATTCAAGAATTATTATTACATCAAGAAAAACCAAATATAGTTGATATATATGAAGTAGTAGAAATAGAAGATAAATATCGAGACGAAGTATTAGGTATTTTAACTGTTGATGGTGAAAATATTGATATATTTAATCCAGGAAATATAGATAAATTATTTAATCATTTTATTTCTTTAAAAGAACAAGAAAAAGAAGAACAAAATGGTTTAAGATACCCATATACAGTAGAAAAAAGTACGAGAAAAAACTCTGATTTAAAAGTTGTAATAGGTAAATTTAAAGAACAAATTGTTATAGTTGAAAAAGGTGATATAAATTTAGATAATATTTATATGATTCCTATGATTCTAAAATTATTAAAATTATTAAGGAGTTTAAAAATTTTCACAATGTATTATGATGAAATAAATGAAATTATAATTTCAATCGTAAATTATATATATAATATAATGGAAAAATTAATAAAAGAAAAACTAAAAATACAATCGGTTGAAACCAGAAGTCTCTTGGAGGTTCTAGATAAAGATATTATACAGAAAACAGAATTTTTCATTTTATTAGAAAAAGGTGAAAGGTATTTACAGAACTATGAAATACAATATAATGAAAATATAAATAATTTATTTCAAAAATATTTTGATATACCAGTTGATATACCAGTTGATATACCAGTTGATATACCAGTTGATATACCAGTTGATAAATTAGATATAATAATTAGAAAATTTTTTGAAAAAAATGATATTTTAGATGAAGAAGTTGATGTAAAGTTTCAAGGTTATGATTTAAGTAATAATGTCAATAATGGTTTGCAAAATTATTTTCATCAATGTAGGACTTTAAATAATATAATAGATGAAGGTATTAAAAAAATAAGAGAAATAACAGAATTAGGAGATATAGGAAGTAATGAATACAATATTTCGATTAAAATATTAAAACATACCGTAAAATATATTCTTTTATCACTAAAAACAATAAAAGAAATAGAAGAAATGGAAATAGAAATAGAAGAAATAGAAGAAATAGAAGATGAAACATATAAAGAAAAACAAGCAAGATTTAAACAAGAAAGAGAACAAGCAGCAGATGCAGCAGAAGCAAGAAGGGTAGCACCAGAAGGAGCAGGAGGAGCAAAAGAAGAACAAGAAGAACAAGAAGCATCCGAAGAAGAAAAACAATTATTTTTGATTATTGAAACAATACTTAGTAAAGATATAATAGATTCCTCTAAAGATATTATTGAATATATGAAACAAATCCAAAATTATTGTGATATTCAAAATATAGAGACATTAGTAGATTTAAATTTACTATCAAAAATATTTAATATTGATGAAATAGCAAGTATTACTGTAGAAGAAGGTACATTACCAATAGGTAGTAAAATAATAAAAGATATAAAAGATATACGTATCGAAATAAATAATGATAGATTAGAATTATTTAATATAAAGAAAAAAATAATCACATTTTATCTTATGCTTTATATATTAAGAAGAAAAGAAGCAGCAGCACAATCAGAAGCAGCAATAGAAAAAATAGAAGAATTATACAAAGAAGAAATATGTAAATGTATGGTGCTTTTATCAAAAAAGGATAATAAAAAACGTAATATAAAAGAAGATATATCATTAGAAAAAGAAAAACATAGAGAAAAATTAACTTTAATGAAAAATACTTTATTAGCAACATTGGCAATGGATAGAAGACCTATCTCACGTGCAATGAGCGATCGAGGACAATATGGTCCATCAACACCTAGAAAATCATCTAGATCAGTTGTATCATCGCCTGCTCGAATGCAAGGAAGATAAATCTTCTCTCATCCAGAATTAAATTTATTTAATATCAATTAAAGTATCAATATTAGATCCTTCTTTTATAGGAACCCATTTTTCAAATAAAGAATTAAATTTACATTCAACAATAGGATTATCTTTTGTTTCAACTAATTCTTTTACCCATTTTGATGTTTCAATATTTGGAATCGAAGCATATGAATGTTTTTGAAGTTGTGTTTTCTGTTCATTGTAAATATAAAGTTCATAAATATCTGGTTTTACTGTTTTTACAATTTTAAATTGAATAAATCGTTTATTTGTTGAATTTACTCTTTTATAATCTGAATCTTTAAACATATAAAGGATTTTAGCATAACTCGGTTTTAAAGGAACAAAGTAAAAACCCCTTACTCTGTAAGATAATTTAGGAACAAATTCATTCATGACATATTCAATATCTTTTAAATCAAAATATTTTTTTAAAGTAATAGGGCAAATATTACAAAATGAATCATCTATATATTTATTTTCTAATACATCAACACAATGATTAATTCTCTCATGAATTTGAATGGTTTTTAAAGAAATACCATTTATTGTATAAATATCTCCGATTAATAAACTCCATTCATGATTTTTATCTCTAATAAGTTCTACTTCAAATAAAGTTCCGTTGAATAATTCCGGTTCAAAACGATAGTGAACTACAAATATTTTTGGATATTCATAACCATCTTTTATTTTTTTATCAATCAAGAAACAATAATTTGTATCATTAATCTGAGTACAGAATAATAAATATGGTGTTCCTGAACTTTTTAAGCAAACAATATGAGGATTATTTAAATTTTTACTAAATTGTTCATTATATATTTTTGCATATCTTTGTTTAAAAGTAATTGATGTTTTCATTTCCATATTATCAAGGATATATTTTTTCATAGAATTATCTGTGACATTATCAATTTCTTTACCACAAAAACTTGTTCTCGTTAATGATTTTGGATCCATTTTATTTTTATTTAATTTTTAATTTTATTATTGTTAATAATTTTAAGTATTATATCAAATTTTTTTTTAATGAAATAATTGAAATTTTTATAAAATAATTAAATATTATAAAATATAAATATGTTTAGTGATTGTCCTAAACAAAATTTTTTATTGATATTGTTAATATTAGTATGTATATTTTTAATTATAAGAATGAAAGTTTATTCACATGAAACAGATTTAATAAAATTATACGATATTAAAAAAGGTGATACAATTACAAATAATATTATGATAAGAAAACAAGATGGAGAAACATGTTCGATATCATCTAACTATGAAGATGGTCATAAAAAAACAGTTAAAACCGGTGATTGTTTATAATTTTATTTTTTTAAAATGATATTTATTTAATAATAATTTAATAATAATAATTTAATAATAATTATAATAAAATGGAACATCAAGATTGGGAACAATATATTGTCAGATGTAAAGTTGATAAAAACAATAATAATGATAAGAAAAATAATAAAAAAGTTAAAAAAAATAATGGTGTAAATGAATTTTTAAAAGATAATAAATTAGAAAAAAAAGTTGAAGAAGGTGTTTTAAAACATGATAAAGTAGATAAAGAATTATGTAAAAAGATTCAACAAGCACGATTATCTATGGGTTTGACACAGAAAGATTTAGCAAATAAACTATCATTACAAGCATCTGTTATTAATGAAATCGAATGTGGAAAAGCAAAATACAATGCTCAACAAATTGTGAAAATAAAACGAATTTTAAAAATAAAATAATATAATTATATAATATTATTATATTTAAATGAGTGGAGGAGATGGTGTTTCTAGTTTAAATGATTTAAATGAAAAATATAAACAATGGGTAAAGAATCAAAAAATTGAAGGAGGAACCACAGGAACATGTAATGCAGATAGTTTATATACTGGATCAAATTCTAGGATGGCAGATTATAGTTTATGTGATACGTCATCTTGTCATTCTATGACAACTGATGAATGGTTGGCGACATGGGGTAATTGTCAAAGAGAAAAAGATAATCGGGAAGGAAGGAATGGACGTCTTAAAGCTGATGGTGACAACCCTGATTCAACTTGGGATAATCATTATGATCCGTGTTATAATATGGTTTTAAATACAACACCTGGTGTTGCTGGTTTGGATTTAGGAGATGGTTCAAACGAAACAAATCGTTTTGACCCTTACACAAATAAGTTGTCTAATCCAGGATGGACTACTGGCGATTTTGACCATGCCACAGGTGAATATGATGAAGGTCCTATCAGAGTCCATGGGATCCGCGCAGCATATCCATTAGCACAGGGTGAAAGTGGTCCTTCATCTGATACATTTATTAGAGATAATATTGATCAAAATGCGGCGGCATTAGATGATTCTTTACAAAGTTGTCCTCAAAATGGAAGAGAATTTATATGTGTTTTAGATGGAAGTGCATCCTTAACAGATGATACACCCGGATGTGGTTGGGGTAAAGATTCAGATGAAGATGGTGCTGTTAAATTCTGTGCTAGAAATTCAGATGATTATAACATTACAAATATTGCAAACTGTTGTTTAGGTTCTTTAGCAGATGGACCAGAAGTAGATACAGAAGGGAACCCTTTATCTACAGATTATAGAAGTTGTCCTAGAGAATTTTGTGTATCAAGAATTGCCGAAGGAACGGAATCTGGATCAGCAGGTGTTAATTGTGATAATCCAAAAACAGATAAAAATGCTAGTAATGTTGATGAAACATTTTGTTATAAAATGAGTAATGAATGTAACACATTTTTTACTGAAAAGTGTCAAGGTGCATTTAGTGATGATTATAGTGGGAACCTTAAACAACAATGTAAAGATTGGGCACACATTCAACCCCAAGAATTTGTAAGGATAGCAGAAGATGTATGTGATATAAACAGTCCAACAAATGATTACGTTGATGAAAGAGCACGCCCATCATCAACTGATTTAAGACATGTTAAATCTGTATTAAATAGACCATTATGTCGTGAATACATAACTAGTACCGAACATTACCCTACAGAAAGTCAAAAACTTAAAAATTTATGTAAACATTATATGAAAGAACAAGATGATGGTAGTTGGGAAGCACAAAAATCATTAGATCATGATAATGTTTTAGAAAACATATGTGGTTGTCATTATCCGAGTGGTTATTATACTTGGTATAATAGAAGATATGAAACAAGGGAAGCAGGGACTTGTGAAGATTCAGAAGGGAATCCTCTTAGTGCTATAAGTCGTTCAGAATGTGAATCTGGAACTCCCCCTGGAACATGGACCCCTGATGCAGGTGCAGCATCTATTACTGCAGCGTTAAGTGATATGATGAAAGGACATCCACAATGTTATTATGATAAATGTATTTCTTCTATGTTATATGATGTTCATAATGATGCTATTCCATGTGCTCAAAACCTTCAATTTTGTTATCAACAAATGACACAAAATAATGTTATGGTCGGTCAGGATGGTAATTTATCTGAACTACCAGATATGTCTGCACTAACAGGTAGAGCACAACAAACCTGTAATCAATCTACTTTATCATCGCCCCCACCACCTTCTTCTGATGTAGGAGGTGATAATGATGATAGTGGTGGTTTCTTATCTGGAATTTTTGGTGGATCAGATGATGGAACAGTTTCAGATGGTTCAGATAATACAAATATGATAATTTTAATAGTTGTTATATTATTAATTGTTATTATAGGTGTTGTTGTTGTTGTTGTGTTAAATAAAGGAAAATCTACTCCTCAAGAAATAGTTGTACAACAACCTTTGGCAGCATAAATCATTTTTTCTCCATATAAAGTATTCCAAAAACAAATATAATTATTCCAAAATAAATTAATAATCCAATACCTAAACTTGGATGACCATCACCAATAAATAAAGAATATGTTATGTAAATAAATATTAAACTGATTATAAATGAAAAAAATACAATTCTATCTTGTGTTTTAGATACATTTATAGTTGATGAAATTTTTAATGTATCATCATTCTTCATCATTTGTTGTATAGTTGATTTAATAATATTTTTTGTAATTGAATTTTGTGTTATCTGTTGACTTACATTTCCACCTGTTAAATTACCATTGCTATCTAATCCACATTTTTGATAATAATCAATATAATTTATTCTTTGACGATTATTTGTTACTTGATCTATAATTGAAGTTGTTTTTGTTCTTATATGTGAAATTAAATCACTATGATTTCTCATTCTATTTTGTACAGATGCTAAAATAGTTGGTTCAGCAAAACCATTTTGTCTTAAATTTTCATTTACACTATCATTTATTTTATTTAAAATTTCTGTTGCTTGAGAATCTGTAATTTGATTTGAACTGGACGATACTTGTGTTGATACTTGAGACATATTTGCAGAACACCCGAATTCTTGATAATTATTTTCATCTTTATTAAATAAATCATCATGTTGACCATAAAATAAATAAATCTCTCTAGGAGTTTCTTCAGGACTTGGTTGATCAATAATTTGTGAAGAAGATTGTTCAGTATTAGTTATAATATTATGTTGTTGTAATATTCTTGCAATTGCTTGATTTAAATCATTACAATTTGCAACATCTTTGCAATCACTCGCATTACTACTATTATCTGAGCAAAAATCAAAACCAGATAATCCTATAAGATAATTTAACATACCAAATGGATATGTATATTTATAACAAAATGAACTTTTTATTAATCCAGGCATTATATTATAATAATAAAAAAAAATATTTTAAGTTACAGTTCTCCAAGCACTTGCCACACCAGACCATATAGCAAAGAAAATACATGTAAATACCATTGCTGCGATCATATTTCCTAATTTTTCAACAATCCCTTTTAATTTATTTTTTGTGAAAGATTTTATAATACCAAATGCTACAAACCACATAATATAATAAATGATAAGGATAAATGTTAAAGAAATTATTGAAAATAAATAAAATCTAGTTTTAGGAACAGATTTAACATCTAAAGTTGTTGATGTATTTAATTCTTTATAATTCTTAATAATTGTATCATATGTTGACTGAACTATATTTTGTGAATGTATATCAATATTGATACTTTGCTTAATAATACCAGCAGTAGGTGGTTCATCACATTCATTTAAACATCTTAATGGATAATGTGAACGAATAGATACTTCTTGAGATCCATTTACATCAATACTACTTGCTTCTGTTAAAATACTTTGTATTTTTTGTACTGCTTGTGAACGAGATCTTTGAATTGCCTCTTCTAAAACAGCAATATTACATTGACCACCCGATTCAATATCTGCATTATTTTTTATACTTGAAGATATTTTATTAAACATTTCATTATTTTGTTCTGTAATATCTGAATTGACTGCCTCAACACTACTAACACTTAATTGTTCTATATCATAACAACAACCATACTTAATACATCCATTACCTTTTTTCATACCAAAAATATTATAATCATATTCTTTTTCTAATAAATAATCGGGTATTGGTTCATCTCCGCAATTAACTGATATATTTTGCGATGTATTTATATTTTGACCTATAGTTTGTTTGTGATCATTAAAAATATCTATTATTACATCTTGAGATGTTTGAATTGAATTTTTTGATAAGATTGCTGCACGACATTGATCATTATCACTTCCTTCTTCTTTTCCTAAAAAAATATCATTGAAAAAAGTTAACCATTCACCAAAAACAGTATCAAATAAAGCATCATTTAATGCCCCACCTGGATCTGTAAGTGTATCATATGCTTTTTCCGTTTTTTCAAATGAATCACCCATAATATTATTATCAATATTATTTTATTTTTTTTATTATGTTGCTTTCAATCCTGCTTTTAATGTTGCTAATCCAGATTGTGCCTCAACAAGTGATTTTCTTGCATCATACACTTTTGCAACATTTGCTGCTTTACTAGGATCATCTACAACGCTACTTGTTAAATAATAAATAGTATATATACATAATAAACATGCTAAGCAACATATAACGCCCATACCGATTTGTTCTTCGCATGCCATATCACCACCAGTAGAATCATATTCTAATTTACCTTTATTTTCTTGTCTTAATAATTTTTTTTGAATACCAGATGTAACCATATTAACAATATTTTCAGCAACAACATCAATCATAATATTTTGATTTATTTGAGGATTTTTATTTTCTCCACATTCTCCTTGGAATCTAAAAGGAGTTTTTTGTGTTATTTCAATTGTTTGATCTTGTTCAAATGTTTGATCAGCAACACTCTTTAAATAATCATTTATTTCTCGAACAGTTTCATCACGTGCATCATTAACAGCATCTCTCGCAGCACGCTGACCTTGACTAGTACTTAATGCTGCCGTTAAATCATTTTGAATTCTCCCACTAACTTCATTATAAATTTGTTCCGATTGTTCAGTAATATCTTGATTAATCTGAACTATTTTTACATTCATATTTTGATTTACATCATACGTTGCCCCATA